CAACGGTGAGATAATCCCGAAACACGGACCAGGAAGCACTGCGGATGGCCTTCGCGGTAACGCGAAGTTCACCCAACGTGCATGGCCCGATCGTCTCGAAGAGTACTTCCCTTCGGGGGAGTTCCTCTTCTCTTCTTGGAAGTATTTCCAGGAAGGCGATGTTCATTTCCTCGAACCCGGTGCTGAACTACCTGTAAAGGTAATCGCAGTACCTAAGACACAGAAGACCCCAAGAATCATTGCTATGGAGCCGACTGCTATGCAATATGCACAGCAAGGGCTCCTCGCCTTGATTTTGAAGGGAATCCGTAGGATTGACTACCTGCGGTCCTTTCTTGGCTTTGAGGACCAGTCGCCTAACCAGCGAATGGCTCTCGAAGGTTCCCGTCATGGGAACATGGCAACGCTCGATTTGAGCGAAGCCTCCGATAGGGTCTCCAATCAGCTAATCCTAGCGATGACGGGTAGGCATCCTCATTTGCGTGAGGCTGTCCAATCCTGTCGTTCTAGGAAAGCTGACGTACCTGGTAGAGGCGTAATTCGTCTCTCCAAGTTCGCGTCTATGGGTTCAGCTCTCTGTTTCCCGTTTGAGGCGATGGTTTTTCTAACCATCATCTTTCTCGGGATCGAAAGAGATCTCAGGACATCCCTTGACCGACGAACGATTAAATCGTTTATCGGTAAGGTGCGCGTCTACGGGGATGATTTGATTATCCCCGTAGAACATGTGCATACTGTGTTAGAATTACTAGAAGCCTATGGGTTTCTAGTTAATTCCAGCAAGTCTTTCTGGACCGGTAGGTTCAGAGAGTCTTGTGGTAAGGAATATTATGACGGCGAGGACGTTTCAATAGTCCGCGTTCGTCAAATGTTCCCAACAACACAGCAGGACGCATCGGAAGTCATCTCACTTGTCTCCCTCAGGAACCAGCTTTATTGGGCTGGTTACTGGGAAGCTGTGAAATGGCTTGACGAGCAAATTGTGGGAGTGATTAAACACTTTCCACGTGTTGCTTCGTCCTCGCCGATTTTGGGCCGGGAGAGCGTACTGGGATATGAAATCCAGCGCGTTCACCCTACACTCCACGCTCCTTTAGTCAAGGGGCTTGTTGTGAAAAATCGAATTCCACAGAATTCAATTGTGGATTCCGATGCCCTACTCAAGGTAATGATCATGCTTCACAGGCGTAATGCCTCTGAAGCTCGCGAAAGCGACCGTCGTCGGAGGACTCGATATCTCGAGCCTCCTTCTACGGATGCTGATCACCTTGAGCGTTCTGGACGTCCTCAGTCTGTCTTCACAAAACTGAGGTGGGCTTCCCCATTTTAATGGGGATGATGTCGTTTCTTACGACATGCGGGAGATACC